CTGTAGTGTTAGGGGCTGAAGTTGATGTTGATGTATAAACAACTCTTGGAACACCTAAGAACATGTCTGAAGGAAGTTGATATGCATAAGAATAAAAGTTAGTTGGAGTAAGCGATAGCCTACTTAAAATAGATTTAGATAAAGTAAAAGACCAATGATACATAGATAAAGTTTGTGACTTAATGCGTGGATACAAAACTGAGCAAATAGATGAAGGGGCTGTTCCATCTGAGAAGCTAGTGATTTGATTAGCTCCTAGAAGGAGGAGTGCCTGAGAGCAAATCGAAACGTCTGTATCACCTTCAGCCATAATCCACGCACCTCGCCTAAAGTTATAGAGGGCAAATTAATTGCCCCCTAGATTAGTTGTTAATCACCATCAGTATTTGCTAATGTAGTTCCATTGTTTACATCGACAACCCCGGAAGCATTAGTCAAAACATAAAGTAAAGTTGCGACTATAGTGCCACCCGTTGAGGTGTTAGCAAAGATCATATCTCCAACAGCTACATCATCTGAAACTGCATTAAAATAACCAGCAGTATTAGCATCAGCTACACTATCGGCTGAAGTATATGAAAAGATTTGAGGGGCTGTTCCTTTTTTAGATTGACCACCTATTGGGTTCCACCCAGTTCTATTAAAAGCCATGATTAAGCCTCCCTACAAGTTATATCAACTAAACCAGCAGTATCGATTACGACTGCACCGGCTGAGTACATTGCTGAACATAAGAAAGAAGTTTTCTCAGGAATGTAGTTAACCTCAACTTTTGGAGCAATACCAACAGCACAACCGATAGCATCTTTGTGAAATGCTAAACATGTTCTGTCAGCGGAACCATCTTTTGGTAAACCACCTTCATCACGATCTCCAATCATGTGTATATTAAAGCCAGCGAAAGTTTGAATTTCACCACGAGCTAATGCCTGGAGTTGGATAAAGTCTGAGCTAACTGCTCTTTCGTCAGACAACAATGAAGCTAAAGAACTTGCATGAATGATCATGTGTCGGTCTTGAGGTGGAACTGAAGCAGTATCAAGAGCTTTTTTAGCAGAAATAATTTTTCCTACGTTAAGGTCAGATGCTGAAGCAGAACCAGTCGTTACGACAGTATTAGCTATAGTAGAGCCAGCAGTACCAGCAATAAGAGCATCAATTATTATTTGATCTTCTCGTCTGCCGATTGCATTTCCAACTAACTTAGCTAATTCTTGTCTTTCATCAAAGTTTACTTTGGCTTGGTTAAAAATATCTGAGTATTCAGATGCGATATAATCAATCAACGTAGCAGTCGCTGTGCTGAATTGACCTGAAATTGGCACTACATCAGTAGAGGGTGTTCTTATTGATGCTGTACCTTTAGCGAGGATTGGAAATTTAGCAGTACTTCCAGTAACACCTGATCTCATGCGAGCAACATTTCTTAGTGTTGCGGTAGCTTGATAATTTTGGTGAACCTCTGCTTCAAATAAAGTAACAAATGCGTTACTTAGAGTGGTTGCCATTATAGCTCTCCCATTAAAGGTTAAAATTAATTCGCCTTTGGTTACCGGAAATCCGACCTTCGACTACTAGTACGTCTAGCAACGTAGAGATTTATCCCTAGTCAGATCGGCTCATGGGAGTTATCGATCTATTAATTAGTATCAAATAATAAAAGGTTTGTAAACCTAGATGTATAATCTAGATTTTGTATTACTATTAGTGTGCCATCTTGTCACCCAGTGGGTGACAAATTGTCACCCACCTAACCAGGTACATTTTCTTCAAACATTTGTTCAGTTTTTCTTCTAAACCCTGGATCTGATTGGTATCTAGGATCTGCCACTCTAGCAAACAATTCTTCTTTATCCATTTGTCCACCGGCAATAGCTACAACTGGTATTTCTTTTTCACCTTGAAGCTGTCTTAGTTTCTGCATTAGTCTTTGACCACCAGCCGTTCCACCAAGAACTTCTAGTTCTGAATAATCTTGATCAGTAAATACACCTTTAGAAACTAAGCTACGACCCCAATTGATATTGGAGTTAATTATTTCGTTAGCATTTTCACCTAAAAGCTTTCTCTCATTATCTGTATCTAACTTAGCTTGTTGCTCAGATTGATATCCCGTTTCTACTAGTTCATTTGCTAATTTTAAAAAAGATTCTTGAGGAATACCATTGTCTTTAGCCCAGGCAGTATACTTAACTAGAAGTGGATCTTCGGAATCAATCCCTTCTAAAGAAGTAATATCATACTCTTCAGGAGCTTTAGGTCTGCCTTCACTTAGTTTCTTTTCAACATTATTATAGCTGGTTACTAACTTTTCAATATCAGGACCTTCAGGAGTCCAAAATTTTTCAGGGAAGTTTGCTGGTCTTTCATATTCAACATTTGCTAAATCTTCACCTTCAATTAAATTATCTTCAGAAGCCGTTGCCATTCCTTCATCTTTTATGTCTGCTTCGCTTTCTTCAATCTGTGCGTTAGCCATTAAACCTTCTGTTTGTTCAGCCATTATCACATCTCCTTATTCTATTTAACATTTCTCTAATTATTGAATTTTGACCTTCTCTTAGATAACCATGAGAAGCATCGACACCCGGTGTCCAGGTTGGTTGGTCAATTGTACATGTCTTGAGGTATTCTAAAACTTTCTTGCCATCTTCAGTCTTAAAAGTTCTTGAAAATTTTTTATCTAGTTCTGAAGCTTCAGGTGCATTATTTTGAACTTCTACCTCGCTTAATCCATCCCATCCATCAGTATTACTAGACCATTGCTGGTTCTGCTTGTTCTGCTTGTTCTGATTGTTCTCCATTTATTAGCCCTTGTTGTTGTGCCATTTCCATAGCTTGTTGTAATAGCTGTTCTCTTTCTTCCGGTGTTGTTCTTAACTCAGCCGGAACTCCCATTTGGTCAGCTATATAATCCATTAGTTTGTCTTGTTTAATAAATGCTTGTCCTTGTGGACCCATCTGAGCAGTTATTTGCATAAAGTTAAGTGTTTCTTCTACCTTGGTCATATTCTGTGCCATAGCTAATGGGGCTGTCGGAGCAATCTTAACTTGTAACCCATTAACCTTTAAAGGTAGCTCAATCATTCCTACATCATTCATAACTTCTAAAGTTCTTTTAACTACTGGAATAAGAGTTTCATTAACAAGCCTTCCAAAACTAGCACCCATATTAACACTAAGCTGTTTCATACGTTCCGATATTTCAAGAGCCGATCTAGCCGACATATTGTCATTTGGAAGGGCTTCATCCATAAGAATAGATTTAATAGAAGCGACCAAATCAGCAGTAACAAATTGTGAAAGCTGTGTGTCACCTGGTCGAGGTAAAGGCTTTAGGCTCTCACCTTGAGGACCACCATTTCTAGCAACTGGAATAATAGCACCAGGCACAATTCTTACTGTGTTCGGGTTTAATACTCCATCATCTGAAGCGGTGTAAACACCAGCAATGCTCAAGCTAGATGACTTTAAAATTAGCTCTTTAACCTTATTTAAACTTCTAATATCAGGTAATGCGGTTAAAACTGGACCTCTTCCATATCGTTCAGAACTTAACTTTAAAAACCTGGCTATGATCCAAGGGAATGATTTTAAATCTCTGTAAACAAGTTCATCTTGCCCCGATTCATCAATAATTTGATAATGGTAATTTCCAGTTAGTCTGTCATAATAAGTGCCTTCAATAAGATCCACCATCTCTGTTTCATCATTAGCATAACGAGATCTCATAGCTTGCGATATTTTTATATCCGGGAACTCTTGCTCTAATACATTGAATGGTCTTTTCATTTTACGATATACATTTTGCACTTTACCAAAAGGACCTTCTTCAAAACAAATAGAAAAGGTTGGAATGCAAGTGTATCTAATTGGCTGAACTTCATCTCCTGGCTGAATCAACATAACAGCCGTTCCAACTGCAAGCTCTAATAAAAACTCACCCATAGACATATCAAATTGTGATTGTCGCATGACCGCAAACATTTTTTTACTGTAGTCATCTAATATTCTTTGGACTTCTACATTTCTTTCATCAGGTATTTCATCACCAGGCATCAGTCTGCACCAATCCCTTTGAGGAGGAAAGACACCGGATTGAAGCCGGTTAGCAAATTTTTGCGTGGATTGCATTGCGGTTGAATCAAAAACATTATTCATTTTATTTTGACCAGGAACATTACCTTCCCCATAGC